ATTCTCCAACTGACATTGAAAAAAGAACTGGTGATGCTAGAGATGGCCATCCAAAAAATCCAGACTTTAATACTGAAGACATTGACAATGATTATAAGTATCAAAGAGAAAATCTTTATAACTTGATTGAACGAGGTCAAGATGCAATTGATGGTATTCTAGAACTTGCAAAAGAATCAGAACACCCAAGAACATACGAAGTTGCACTCAATGGTATTAAACAGGTTGCAGAGGTTACAGAAAAACTCGCAGACCTACAAGAAAAAATGAGAAAATTGAAAGAAGTACCAGACCACGCACCAAGAACAGTAAACAATGCACTGTACGTTGGTTCTACAGCTGAACTACAAAAGATGTTAAAAGAAAAGAAATAACATTTTAGATTTACAATTAGGATTATATTATGAATGTAGAGAGACAACAATTGTGGCCTACCACAATTTTTAATTACAAACTAGAAAACTTAGACAATGAATCAATCAAAAGTGAAATCTTAGAAAGAGAAAAACGAGGTTGGGGATTTCAATTTAATCCAGTGCAAGGTGGTGGTTGGCAAAGCAACAAATCGTTACTTGGAGGATTAGATTCGTATGCTACGAGTCTTGAATCATTAAGAAAAAGTATGATTGAAAGTGTCAATAAAATTTTAAGTGGAATTTACATTGACGATGCAAACATAAGTTTAATTAATAGTTGGGCAAACATTGCAAGAGAAGGTCAGTGTACTATGCCACACATTCACGAAGAAGCTTCTTGGTCAGCAGTATATTATGTGACACCAACAGATGATGCAACTCTATATCTCAAAGATCCAAGAACACAGGAAGCTATGGACGCATCTCATAGATTTTTAAGACAACCATATAGTAACGTAATTGGTAAAAGACCTTTTGATGTTGGAGAGGTTATATTATTTCCAAGTTGGTTAGAGCATGGTGTTGCTCCAAGCACCAAAAACACAACAAGAATAAGTATAGCATGTAACTTTCTAATACATGGAAATAGATAAAAATGGCTGAACAAGGAGTATACTTAGGCAATCCAAACCTCAAACGGGCAAATGTGTCCCAAGAGTGGACAAAGAAAGAGGTTGAAGAATACTCTAAGTGTATGAATGACCCTCAATATTTTATAGAAAACTATATTATGATTGTGTCATTGGATGAGGGTTTAGTTCCATTTAAGATGTATGACTTTCAAAAAGAGATGGTTGGCACATTTCACAGCAATCGTTTTACTATCTGTAAACTTCCTAGACAGTCTGGTAAATCTACAACCATTATATCATATTTGTTGCATTATGTGTTATTCAATGCTTCAGTTAATGTTGCGATACTTGCTAACAAAGCTGCAACCGCTAGGGACTTGCTAGGACGGTTACAACTCGCATATGAACATCTACCTAAATGGTTGCAACAAGGAGTGATGAGTTGGAACAAGGGTTCTTTAGAACTAGAAAATGGTTCTAAAATTCTTGCAAGTTCTACTTCTGCATCTGCGGTTCGTGGTGGTTCATATAATATTATTTTCCTTGATGAGTTTGCATACGTTCCTTCTAACGTAGCAGAACAATTCTTTAGTTCAGTCTATCCAACAATCAGTTCGGGTAAAACTACAAAAGTGATGATAGTATCGACACCGCATGGCATGAACATGTTTTATAAATTGTGGAATGATGCAGAGAACCAAAGAAATTCTTACGTTCCAATAGAAGTTCACTGGAGCGAAATTCCTGGCCGTGATGATAAATGGAAAGCAGAAACTATAAAGAACACTAGCGAACAACAGTTCAACACAGAGTTTGAGTGTGAGTTTTTAGGAAGTATTGATACCTTAATTAAAGCACAAAAACTTAAAACAATGTCTTACAATCCACCAATTGCGTCTAATGCTGGATTTGATATGTTTGAAAAACCACAGAAAGACCACACCTATGTGATGACTGCTGACGTTTCAAGAGGAACATCAAATGACTATTCTGCATTTTTGGTGTTTGATGTAACACAAATGCCGTACAAAATTGTTGGAAAGTTTCGTGATAACGAAGTAAAACCACTATTGTTTCCTGCTAAGATATACGATGTTGCAAGAGCATACAACCAAGCATTTGTTCTCATAGAAGTAAATGACATTGGAGAACAGGTTGCAACTACTATGCAGTTTGACTTGGAGTATGATAACCTAATTATGGCCTCAATGCGAGGCCGCGCAGGCCAAGTCCTTGGTGGGGGGTTCTCAGGCGGTAGGGCGCAGTTGGGTGTAAGAACGACTAAAGCTGTGAAAAGAATAGGTTGTTCTAATCTTAAACAAATGATTGAAGATGATAAACTTATTATTCAAGACCTACAGATTATTAGTGAACTGTCGACATTTATTGTTAAAGGACAATCGTTTGAAGCAGATGATGGTTGCACAGATGATTTGGTTGCGTGTTTGTTTATGTTTGCATGGGCAACAGACCAAACATATTTTAAAGAACTAACCGATATGGACATACGACAGACTATGATGCGAGAACAACAAGATATGTTAGAACAGGATATGGCTCCGTTTGGGTTTGTTGTAAATGGTTTGGAAGATGAAAATGTTGGTACAATGGTTGATGAATATGGAACACGTTGGAGTCCAGTGGTTAGATCACATGACTCAGATTGGTAAAAGTCTAAATAAACTCGATTAGGTCATTATCATTTTTTATCCAACAATTTGAACATAATATTAAAGAGTTGTCTATAAGTTCAATTATTTCTTTACGACTTTCATTATTTACACCAACTCTTTTTGTTATTTTTCGTATCTCAGCATCATGAGGATAAAACTTTAAACACACAGTTTCACTTTCGCCACAGTGTTTACATGACTTATCAGCAAGGAATTCATTAAGCAAAACAATTCTCTTGCGATAGTTTCTACGAGCTACCTTTTTAATGGTATCTTTGTATTTTTCGTAATGATCATTTGACATAAAATTATTTATATGCAATAACACTTATAAAAATGACTTTTTGGAAACTATTTTTTTATAAATATCAGTAGAAGATTAAAAAACACTCTAATACAAAGGAGTAAGAGACATGGCATTTTTAGTTTCGCCTGGCGTTCAAGTCAGAGAGATAGACCTAACAAATGTTATCCCAGCAGTATCCACCTCAATAGGTGCGATTGCAGGGCCATTTGAAAAGGGGCCAGTTTCATCTGTAACTACAATTAGTTCAGAGGAACAACTGGTATCAATATTTGGAAAACCAAATTCAAGTAATTTTGAGTTTTTCTTTACAGCTGCAAACTTTTTGCAGTACTCTGACGCACTTCGTATAGTTCGTGCAGAGTCAGCGGTAGTAAACGCTGGTGCAAACAGTGGTATTCTTATTCGCGATGATGACCATTACGAAGCAAGTTTTGCTGGTGGTGAAGGTTCTCATGGTGAGTGGGCCGCAAGGACTGCTGGAACACATGGTAACTCGCTTGGTGTAGACATTTGCCCTGGCAAACGTGCGTTTACACAACCACTTGGAACACTTAACCTAGTAAATGGTGCTGGTGCGGTTGGTGATCTGGAAATCACAGTAGATAACCAAGATGCAACAGACGCAACAATCGCAGTTGGTGACATCATTTCATTCCAAACAAACAACTCTGTTACAGCAGTTGTTAATGGTGCAATCACAGTTCCAACTAAAAACTTAACAGTTGATGCTAACTCTGGTACAGCTGCAGTTGGACAACGAGTAATCGGTGCAGGCATTTCTGATGGTGGTGAGGTTGTTAAAATTGCAACAGTCACTTCACAGACTGCATTAATACTCGACAAACCAATTACAGTTGCAGATAATGTTGTTCTTGCATTTACAACAGATGCAAACGTAGAATCTAACAACCAAGAATATGAAGTAACTTCTGTTTCTTCTGAAACTCTAACAATTCGTTTGTTAGATGATCCTGCTGGAGCTGGACTACAAACAATTATTCCTGATAACTCATACATCACAAGACGTTGGAGATTTTCTGACTTATTTGATGGCCCTCCTGGCACATCTGCTTGGGCAACTGCGAATGGTCGCGGTGAGGAAGATGAACTTCATGTTGCAGTATACGACACAACTGGTGATCTTACTGGTTTTGATGTTGATGTTGCTGGACAACGAAAAGATGCAGTTCTTGAAACATTTCCTTTTATGTCAAAGAACACTAAAGCAAAATCTCCACAAGGGGATAACAACTATTATCCAGATGTTATTTTCCGTAAGTCACAATTTATTTACTGGACAGATCATCTTTCTTCTGGTACTAATTGGGGTACAGATGTTGCAACAGGAACAGATTACACATTAGTATCTGGTGTTGATGTTTCTGCACTAACTGGTGGAACAGATGATTATTCTGTGACTGCTGGTGAATTGGAACTTGCGTATGATAAGTTTGAGGACACAGAAAATCTTGACATTAACCTAGTATTAGGTGGGCCAAGTTCTGCTGTTGCTGATACTGTTGCTGGACATGATACACATGTAACAATGATTACTGCACTTTGCGAATCTCGCAGAGATTGTGTAGGATTTGTTTCTCCGTATCGGGCTGCAACTGTTGGTGAAACAAGTAATGTAACTATGACTAAGAATGTTAAAGACGCATTTGACACTTGCCCATCATCATCTTACATGGTATTCGATAGTGGATACAAATACATGTATGACAAGTACAATGACGTTTATCGGTTTGTGCCACTGAATGGTGACACTGCTGGTCTTTGTGCGCACACAGATACAGTTGCTGATCCTTGGTTCTCACCTGCTGGTTATACTCGCGGTAATGTAAGAGGTGCAATTAAACTTTCTTACAACCCACTAAAAGCAGATAGAGACATACTTTATAAAGCTAGAATTAATCCAGTGGTTAATTTTCCTGGCCAAGGCGTGGTTCTATTCGGTGATAAAACTGCTCAAACAAAACCAAGTGCATTTGACCGCATTAACGTCAGACGATTATTCTTGGTTCTTGAAAAGGCAATTGCAACCGCAGCTAAATTTCAACTCTTCGAATTCAACGATGAATTTACAAGGGCACAATTTAGAAACCAAGTTGAACCTTTCTTACGAGATGTTCAAGGTCGAAGAGGTATTACAGACTTTTCAGTAAAATGTGATGCAACAAATAACACTGGTGAAGTTATTGACCGTAACGAGTTTGTTGGAGATATATTCATCAAACCTGCTCGTTCTATCAACTTTATCTCATTAAACTTTGTCGCGGTACGAACTGGCGTATCGTTTAGCGAGGTAGGAGGATAAGTCATGGCTAGTATAAACGATTTCAAAGCAAACTTAATCGGTGGTGGCGCAAGGGCTAATCAGTTCAGAGTAACTATTACCCCTCCGCCAGGCATCGCAATTGGTCTTGATGTTCGTAGAACATCTTTCATGTGTAAAGGAACTAATCTTCCTGCACAAGAACTGACTCCAATCGAAGTTCCCTTTCGTGGCAGAAAAATTTATATTGCTGGAGATAGGGAATTTGGTGAAACTTGGACGACT